AATTTTCCTCATAACAGTATCAAAAGAAGTTTTAATGTTGTGACGTACAGCTCGCCGGGCTTCCTCATATCTGGCTCCGCCTTTTTTATAGTTCTTGGGGATACCAAACCATTTACGAGCCGGCACGGTTTTTTCGGAGATCATGCCCTCGGAAGTAAAGCCTTCATTATGCAGTGAACCATAATAAACACCCTTTTTACTTTTTCCTATCATCTCTATTTCAAATAATAAATTCGTTTTTGTGGCAAAATTTATTTTAGTCTNGCGCATTNTNNNTGNTATTTTTAATGGNGGCTGTGNNGNNTGNNCCCGTNTTTTGCGTATANAGGTTGTAGACTTCTTTAGTTTAGCAAACGGTTTGCCGTCTATATCGGTAGAAGTATTGATTGTGTCCTGTATTTGTATATTCAATTCTCTTATCATTGGTTTAAAAGCATCTATAAACGCGCTATTTAAAGCCTTCGCCAATTTACCGGGGCTGTANTTCCTTTTAGCTCCTGTTACCATTGTCGCGCCTTTCTTTCTTTTGAGATTCTTTCATATATCTTATCAGATCAAGATTTTGCAGAGGCTTTTCTATCTTCATGTCTTTTAGGGAGCTGTTTTGCACTACAAGTTTTGTGCCTCCAGTTACTTGGGCTTTGCCGGTATACGGATCGTTGGATATATCATACAGGAAAAATACAGTCTTATAAATGCCTACCCTGATTATCCTGCCGGGCAATCCATCCACATAAACAACATCGTCTGAATTATAATCGTTGCCGAAAAAGACCATCAGCCCGGCGATAATGCTTTCGATGATATTACGGATTAAAAATAAAAGAGCAATGCCGATAAACCAGTAGATTTGCTCTCCTATTAGCCGCTCAACGCTCGTCTGGTCGATATTAGCCGCCTTTCATATTGTCATTAGCCAGCTTTTGTCCAAGCGTAAAGGCTTCGCTAAACCGGGGAGCGTGACGCTCAAACTCACGCTCNGCCAAACCGANCGCATAAGACATTGGATCTGCTAATATATCATCTATGGTGATTTCTTGAGGTACTTCAATCTCAATTTCATTAAGCTGTTGGAGTTTGGTTACGTAACTGACTAAATATTGACTGCTTGGGCTGTTCTTTTCCTTTGCCATTAGATTCCTTGTTCTTATCGATTAATTGCTGGGCTTCTTCTTCTGACAGGTCATTATTGTATTTAACCATAAGCCCGGCTTCTGTTGTCATGTTGTGCGTCAGATTAAATTCATCAAGCTGTATTTGATCTTGTATGGTCGTCGGATATTTCGGTTCATTAAAATCAATCCTTAAACTATCCGGTATATTAATTCCACTGGTTTTTGCCACGGCTCTTTCAATAGCGAAAATCTCTTTTTCATACACTGACCACAATTCCAGATCATCTTGGTAATCCTCAAAGCGTTCAAGGTCTTTAATCTTTAAGGCAATACCGCTTGAAGGTCTATCCGCTCCGTTATCATCAAAACTGACGTATAAATGATTGTTCTGGGCTGTTAAATCCATCATATGCCTGATCAAGTTCATTGCTTGGTCGAGATTGCCCGATGGTGAAAGAATATCAATGTCCACACCTTCCGGCACTACCATAATTTCATCGGATCCGGCGCGGTTTAAAGTCTCATCGGAATACATACCCGTAATGGCATACTGACCAAACATCTGGAAACGCATTCCCAGATTAGCCTCTGTTAATAAAATATTAATCAGCTCATTACAGCTAATGAGGTCATAAGCACCTCCAACTAAAAATTCGTCAAGCTGTTGATCCCTGTGGGTAAATACAAACGGCAATACGCCGTATCCATGTTCCATTTCGCTTTCTACTGCTCCAGATTCATCATAAATGACGAAATATTCGCTGTCCCAATAACAATATTTCAATTTGTTCACTTTACTTACATCATAAACCGGCTGTTGCATGGGATAAGTAATGCCCAGCGGCGTATACGGATCATCTCCGAAAAAACAGTCAAAATAATATATGGGGATATAGTTAAAATGGGGTTCAGGATCCATTCTCATGGCTATCCTTGTAGCCAGAGATCCTACAAGNCGTGTCATTTTTTCTATATGTTTCATCTTCAGNTTTTTTAAATANGTNANATCNNTATATTTATCATTGACATTGCGCNCNGCNCCNAGTGTATANATACGGCTCATGCGGTCTATGAAACGGCGCGTAATATTGAAACTGGCGGGCGGTATCTCTCGAAANGANTCTGCATTAAAGCGCCGCTCTATATATTGAATAGTATTGTCGCCAGAGAAATAATCAAGATACTTGCGTATCATTTCGCGCCTGTTCTGGCTGGACATTNCTTTATGCTCTGANATTGANTGGTNNATTAGCTGTTCTGCGTAATCTTTCATCTTTTAGCAACCTTATATGTGTATTTTCTTATGGGAAACCTGTTTATGATACCATAACGCAGAGCATCTGCTCCGTGTTCGGAATATCCATCTTTTAACGGTACATCTTTTAATGGCTGTCCATCATTGCGGTCNGGNTAGCGGTAACTCTCCATATCTTCAATTAAGCCTGCGCATTTATTATGAATGTGCAATCGCCTTGTGCCGTCAGCGGATTGAATAAAAGCCCTTACATGGCTGATGCCGGAAGCAATTGAGCGCGAAGGTCTGTCTCTCAAACTCCACACGCGCAAACCAGTAGCCTGATAAAAAAGATCGCTCTCTCCTACGCCCACTGATGATTGTACTTGGTATCCTGCCGGATCACCAAATACCTGATGTATCCTGTAATTTTTCCGCATTATTAAGTCGGTTAAATCTGAAATTTTCAGATTGGGAACGTGGAGAATTTCGTCTATTACGTTTATATGCCAATCCTCTTTNTCGCTTTTTTCAGGCTGATATGTCTGGAAAAATATANAAGCCGCCATACGATAACCAAAATCTATTGAGAGATAAACAGGATATAAAGGCATATATGGATAATANCCAACGTTTCTATCGCGGTCNAAGTCGGCATAAACACGNCCTGACATAGAAGTAAANCGCGCTCCAAATTCCTGAGCAAAAGCCTCTGATGATATTGTATTGGCGGCTTCTATTATATCGGGTTCATCCCTCCCCAGCGGGAATGAAACGCTGTTTTCCCATGATGGCGAGTTAAAGCTGTGCCATTCTTTGTGCCTTTTAGCCATATTGTACAATTCCCAGAAATAATCATATCCAGAAGGCGTAGAAATAAAAATTGATTTGCCTCTTTTGTCTGAAAGAGTGGGGCGTACATACATCTGCCATATCTTTTTTAAATTCATTTTGCTACATTCGTCCATGATCACTAGATCACAACCTGCGCCGATCAATCCTTCCGGATGTTCAGCCGATTTTCCTTCAATAGTTGATCCCCATTCAAATTCAATATATTGATCATTTAATGATTTGCGACGGGTAGGAAACTGGTGCTTGATAATAAGATTGTCCCATAAAATACGGAAAATGCGTTCACTTGTGCCATAGGTAGGAGCCACAATCCATACCAGTTTATTTTCTTGTGTTACAACAAACTCTGCCTCTCTAGCCGCGGCGTACGATTTACCCCATCGCCTCCCACAACACGCCACGATATGCCTTACTTCTTTCGGGACATTGTGCAGTTTTTTCTGGCCATCGTGCGGTACATAATTGGTGAACTCAAACCATTTGTTTTTATAAGTTTGAAGATTTTTCATTTGTATGGTTGAAATTTAGTAAATTTTGTGTAAAATCCGACTAATAACATTTAAACTATTTTTGGAGAACACAAAATGACAGAAGAAATGTCAGTCCAGATGGACGAAGAAAATGAAAAACAGGATGTTTTATCTGCACCCGAGGACAAGGATGTAGACTGGAAAAAACTCTATCACAGGGAAGTACAGAACGCGAAACAACAGCGTCAGAAAAAACAAGACGTAGAAGCACGCCTTGATACAATAGAACAATCAAGGGATGACGCACGAAAGAAAAAACTCGAAGAAGATGGTAATTATAAAGTAATTATCTCTGAATTGGAGGAATCAAATAAATCTTTAGTGACTGAAGTGAAGGGTTATCGCGTGACGGCTGAAGCTGAAAAGATCAGCCTGATTAATAAGTTCCCAGAAGATGAACAGACAAATTTAACTAATATGGATCTTGAGACATTGAAATACCTTGATCAAAAGATCAATGCGCAGGCAGTGATCAATCCGCCAGAAGCTCCCGGGACGATTTCGTCCAAGGAGTATAAGCTGGAGGATATTGATAAAATGCCGCCCAAAGAAAGGGCAGAGGCTTGGAAAACTATTCAAGCCCAATATGCAAAAAAATCCTCTGTGACAAGATCCTAAAAAAATGGAGTAACAAATGGCAACACCATCAGGAACTATTTTTGATACTGGGGTAACCCAATACTTTATCCCAGAAATGTGGGCTGATGCGATCTATAAGTATTTCGAGGAAAAACTCGTCTTTAAAAACCTCGTTGATGATTACTCATCAATGGTAAAAGGTAAGGGCGACACGATTCACTTTCCGGAAATTGCTAAAATGACCGCCGCAAGTTTGACAGACGGAGCGCAAGTTAGTTACGTTGCACCGGCTGAAACAGAAACCCAATTAACCGTTAATCAGCACTATTACGCCGCTAAACTCTTCACCGATGTATTAGTCGTTCAGAGTCAAGTCGATCTTTTCGCAAAATACACGAAGGCGATGGGCTACAGTTTGGCGAAGCAGTTAGATTCGTCCATAGCCGCCGAACTCATTACCGTTAATGAAGGCGTAACACTGGCAACGGATGACCAAATAACAGCAAATGAGCTTGAAGGCGCTATGGCTAATCTTGGCGAAAACGATGTCGATTACACCGGCGGCGATGTTTATATGGTTGTTAATCCTACAGTGTATGCGGATATGCTTAATCCGGGCGGAACGTTCGGTGCAAGTTTTATCCGATCCGACATTGCCGGTTATAACGCAGATAACAGTCCGATACATTCAGGACAAATTGGACAGACAATGGGAATGCCCGTATTTATGAGCAACTCTCTATCGACTGGCGGTACAAATGTAAGCGCTGTGATCTTTCACAGAACAGCTTGCGCTGTAGCCGTACAGCAGGACTTACGCGTCCAAGATCAATACGACATAGACGTACTCGGTACAAAAGTCGTAGCTGATTTGCTATGGGGCGTAAAGAAACTCGATGACTCGGATAACAAACGCGGATTCAAATTCACTAACGCCAGTTAATACTGGCTAAATTGATTCTTTTTGTGGCGGTCTTTATGACCGCCATAAGGAGAAGATAGGATTATTATGGCAAAGATTTGGGTAAAACGGGAAGGCGAAGATCCTTTTAGTTTTGATGACTCTACAGATTTGGGCAAAGAAAGTCTGGCAGATGCGCTTATAAACGGCGCCCAAATTGTAAACAAAGAAAAAGCCGATGATGGATCTACGCGGTTTGAAGTAATCCCAGACGCCGATTGGACAGTTAAAGAGATCAGGAAATGGATGATCAGCAACAAAATTAAACGCGGTGCCAGAGATAAGAAGGCAACATTGCTTGACAAGATTATTATAGCAATGGAATAAACAGCCTATTCATGGACAAGCCAAGTCCTTTAATGGCGCCCTAATCTAAAAAAGGGGATAAAATGGCAAATATACACAGATATAGCGCAAACGAAGCGCTAAATATACAGTTAGGGCAAAACGGTAGCGTATACGAGAGTGGCACTACAACCGTTTCTCCTCCAACCGGTAAAAAAATTGTAGCAATCTTGGCAATAGCGGACGCTATATTTACGACGCTTACGCCCGAGAACGCTACTTATATGGGGCGGACTAGCACATCATCAGAATACAACGGTGATGCTTTTTCTGATACTCTCAAGCAGGGTGACTGGGTTTATGGATCTTACAATAATTTTACCTTGGCTAGCGGCAAGGTAGTTGCTTATTTTGGTTAGGGGGGTATAATGGCAGATCTACACAGACGATCAGTACAGGAAGCAGTTAATTTATCAGTTGGCGGTGTTTGGTCGGTTGCAACAGTAGCAACTCACGGCGGCACAGCCAATACAAATACAATCCACTATGCAGTAGCGGCAACCACTTCTCAATTAGCAGTCTACAGCGCAGTAGAATTATATTTTAATTTCTCGGCATCAAGCACAGACATAACGCTGGCTAATGATATGATCATACCGGGAACAACGCTGGTGTTTATTACCGTGCCACGGGGGCTTGGGGGTACAGTATTATTTAATCATTTAGGAAAAGGATCTGCTGGCGCAGTCCGTATAGTGGAGATATGATATGATACAGGGCGTATTAGGCAACGCAGTAGTAATAAATTTATCAACCGGGGGAACTATAAGCGGAGATCTCACCGTAACCGGCGATATGCAAGTACAGGGTGGAGGATCTCTTGCCGTTGATCAATTATTAGACGGCGATTTTCTTATAGATAATACATCGACAGAGGCTTTGTTGGTGCGCAAAGATTCTGACGGCGGGGATATGTTTGTTGTAGACACTTCAAATTCACGAGTAGGGGTTGGCACTGCACCATCAGATACATTTCATGTAAAAGATACGCGCACAAGCGCTAACAGCTCTGCATTATTGGTACAAAAAGCGGGGGCCGTTTCTGGTTCTAGCAATTTTAGTTACGGGTGTTACATCGAGGCGACCGGAGCAAGCGTCAACAATATTGCGGGCTATTTTCGGGCAGTAAACGCGACGAACAATTACGGTTTAGTAGTATCAGGATTGGCGGGATTTGGAACCGT